CTTATAATACTGATTCCAAACCGAAAAAAACTCGTCAAGGGCGAGGAAAACACTCGAAATACGCAGCAACCTCCCGTAACTCGGCTCGTAAAAGATACAGAGGGCAGGGTCGTTAATGAGTTCCCTGATTTGTAATTTACCTGCTGTTGAGTTATGGGTGCGAAAGGAATACTTAACCGATCATAAGAGTGGGCATGGTGAGTTTGAAAGAGGAGTATGGGTATCGGCCAAGAGCATTCCTGGTCGTGCCTTTTATTTTGAGACGTATTTACCCGAATATGCTGCAATTTATGATAAGTTGCCCATATCCGCTTTTGTCTCGGCACCAGAAACACCCGATCCTGATATGCCATTGCATAATTTACAGTTTTGGAACTGTATGGACTATGGACTGACTGCGATTTGTAAGAATTTTATTGGATCAATGCACTATGAAGTGTATACAAGAGACTTTGGGACGCAAACAGGCACTTATATTTGCACTTTAGACAACTATCATGAGGATATAGATACGATTGACTACTCAACAAGTGAGTCACCTGCTGAACATAAGTCACATAACCTACTCGAACTCGATAATGGGCAGTATTGTCTCTATCCAAACAATCGAATGAGGATATATGACAACAGTATTACTCCAGAAACACCCAAAGTACCCGATTTTAAGGTTTCAACTGCATATTATCAGGTTGAAAATGGTCATGACCGTGATGGATTAGGTTCAGAGGATAATTATTTCTGGAAAACATCAAAAGAACGTAAAGAAACCAATGATCGAAAACCATTTGAACCAAAAGGGACTTAAAAAAGAGAAAAAAGTATATACTGAAAAGGAATATTGGGACGGATTAGTCCCTGATGATGAATTTGAGGAATATCTACAGAAGTATGGGTATGAATATACTCCTTGATGGGGTATAAATAAAACTAAAAGCATCAATAATGGCGATTACACGCAAATCAAGAGCATTTAAGGATATCAGTCTGTCTTTTTCACCACATCCAGTGACAAAAGACCTTCCTGTGCTCTCGAATGAGCGAGCAATTGTAAGGTCAGTAAGGAATTTAGTTGAAACAATACCCTCAGAGAGGTTTTTTAACTCAACTTTGGGTACAAGTATTAGAGATTCTCTTTTCTCAAACTTTGAACGTTCAACTGTTATGGTGATTGAAGACCAAATACGTAATACCATAAGAAATTTTGAACCAAGAGTAGGACAAATTGGTGTCGAGGTTGACGCAATACCTGATTTGAATAGTCTTGAGGTAAAAGTGCTTTTTGATATCAACGGATTAGATGTTCCAACTCAATCGTTTACTTTTATTCTAGAACCGACAAGATAATATGCCCTTTACACAGTTTACAACTTTAGATTTTGATCAAATCAAGGTACAAATAAAAGATTTTCTTCGTTCAAACTCAAATTTTACTGATTTTGATTTTGAAGGATCTAATTTTTCGGTTTTAATTGATACTTTAGCATATAATACCTATATTAATGCATTTAATGCAAACTTAGTTGCAAACGAATCATTTTTAGACTCTGCAACCATAAGAGAAAATGTAGTTTCACTTGCACGTAACATTGGTTATGTACCACGCTCAAAAACCGCTGCAATCGCTACAATTAACATTAGTGATATAAACGTAGGAACAACGAATGACAACACTCCAAGGTTCTTAACTCTACGTTCAGGTCTGGTTTGTGTAGGTAATTCAGAAAATACAACATATCGTTTTTCAATACCTGATGAAATCACATCTTCACGAGTAGTTGACATAGGTGGCACATCATTTGCTCAATTTGACGATCCAATTAGTGTTTATGAAGGAACTTTACTTCAAAGAGTTTATAGAGTTGATGCATCTACAGATCAACGATTTATAATTGATAGTCCTAATATTGATAGTTCAACCTTAAGAGTATTTGTAAAAGGAACTAATGATGTAGGTCTTGGAAGAAAATATTCAATGGTTGATAATATATTAAACATAACTAAAACCTCTGAAATCTATCTTGCACAAGAAGTTCAAGATGAAAAATATGAAATACTATTTGGTGATGATTTATTTGGTAAAAAGTTAGAAAATGCTTCAGTTATTACTGCAAAATATATTGTAACTGAAGGAAAATCTGGAAATGGTCCTTCTAATTTTAGTTTTCAAGGTTCATTTACAAAGAGTGATGGAATTCTCTTTACACCAACTGATAATATTACAGTAACTACCGTTACAAACGCTTCTAATGGTTCTGAAGTTGAAGATGTGTCGTCTATTAAGTATTTTGCTCCAAGACTCTACTCAGCACAATATAGAGCAGTTACACCTAGAGATTATGAAGCAATAATTCAAAACATTTTCCCACAAACTGAATCGGTTGCTGTTGTTGGTGGTGAAGAATTAGACCCTCCTAAATTTGGTCAAGTTCAAATAAGTATTAAACCAAAAAATGGAACTTATGTATCAGATTTTGATAAATTACAGATTAAAAATAAATTAAAGAATTACTCTATTGCTGGTATAAATTCTCAAATAGTTGATTTAAAGATACTATATGTGGAATTAAATTCCACCATCTATTATAATCCTGCACAGATTCCTTCAGCAGCAAATTTAAGAACTTCTATTATATCAGGACTCAATCAATATGCAAGCAATGTTGAAATTAACAAATTTGGAGGAAGATTTAAATATAGTAAATTGAATACTTTAATTGACCGAATTGATAATGGTATTACGTCTAATATTACGAAAATAATTATCAGAAGAGACATGAAAGCACTTCTGAATCAATTTGCTCAATATGAATTATGTTTTGGAAATCGCTTCAATATAAATCCTGCTGGTTTCAATATAAAGAGCACTGGATTCACAGTTTTAGGTTCAACTGAAACTGCATATCTTACTGATGTTCCAAATAAAGATGCTGGTGGAAATCTTGATACTAGTATGAAAGGAACTTTAAGTGTTGTTTATAAAAATGAAAAGAATGAACAGAAAGTTTTGATAAAAGAGGCTGGTATAGTTGATTATAAAAAAGGTGAAGTTATTTTAAATACTATCAACATAACATCAACAATCACTCAAAATAATATAATTGAAATTCAAGCATTTCCCGAATCAAATGATGTTGTTGGTCTTAAAGATTTATACCTCAGTTTTGACGTTTCTAAAAGCACGATAAATATGTTTAAGGATGTAATCGCTTCGGGTGAAGATGTTTCGGGTGTTGTATTCACTAGAGATTATTATACTTCTAGTTACTCTAATGGAGATTTAGAGAGGAAATAATTTATGTCACAAATTGACAAAAGAATAAAAGTCAATACGATTATTGAAAATCAGTTACCTGAATTTGTGGTTGCTGATTTTCCGAATGCATCAGAATTTTTTAAACAATATTATATCTCACAAGAGTTTCAAGGTGGACCAAGTGATTTAATTAATAATTTTGACCAATATCTTAAATCAGATAATTTAGTTCCAGAAGTTGTAGTAGGAATTACAACTAATTTATCTGCACTATCAGTTGATGATACTACAATTACAGTTCCTAGCACAAAAGGTTTCCCTTCTGAATATGGATTACTCAAGATTGATGATGAAATAATATCATATACAGGAATAACATCTACTACATTTACAGGTTGTATACGTGGTTTTAGTGGTATCTCTGGATATAATGTTGGTGTCTCATCTTCATTACTTGAAATTAATCGTGAGAATTTAATTTTTGAGGATACAACAGCAGCAACACATACATCTGGAACAACAGTTACAAATCTTTCTGTATTATTTTTACAAGAATTTTTTAAAAAGTTAAAAAGAACATTTCTACCTGGTTTAGAGGATACTGATTTTACAACTAACCTTGATGTAGGTAATTTTGTTAAATTTGCTCGTTCTTTTTATCAATCAAAAGGTATAGAAGAATCTGTTAGAATTTTATTTAAAGTTTTATATGGTGTTGAATCTACAATACTTGATTTAGAAGGAAATTTAATTAAACCATCAGACGCAGAATTCATACGTCGAGAAGTCATTGTTGCTGATTTAATTTCAACTACTGGTGAACCACAAAATTTAGTAGGTCAAACCATATTTAAATCAACTGATACATCTACAAATGCATCAGTGTCTGAAGTAGAAGTTTTCAGTAGAGATTCAAAAACTTACTATAAAATATCATTATTTGTCGGATTTAGTGATCGAGACTTGATTGAAGGTATATTCACAGTGCCAGGTAAAACAAAAGTTTTATCTAATGTATCAACCAATGCATCGGTAATAAGTGTTGATTCAACAGTTGGATTTGGAACAACAGGAACGTTAATAAGTGGTCAAAATACTATAAATTATACATCTAAAACTTTAAATCAATTTTTTGGATGCACTGGTGTTGGTGTTGCAATCGATACTGCAGATGATATACGTTCAGATGAATCTATTTTTGGATATGAAAATGGAGATTTATCAAAAAGAGTTGATTTAAGAATTACAGGAGTTCTTTCCGAATTAGTTCCCATATCTGATATTAGATTAGTGAATGAGGGAGAAAATATATTTGTTAAAAACGTTGGTGAAAAAATTAAAAATAATAATGAATCATATAAAGAGATTTTTGCTAATTCTTGGAAATATAACACAAGTTCAAGATTCCAAGTTGAAATTTCAGGTTCTACTTTTACATTTAAAACTCCTATAGATGAATCTAATTTGAAAGTTGGAGATCAATTTAATATCCTAAAAAGAGGTGAGCAGGTTATTGTTGGAAGTGGAATAATTGCAAGTATTAATAATAATACAAATCAAATATTAGTAACTAGTATTGTAGGATTTACTCAAGATCCAAATGAATCATATGATATTAGAAGAATATTTCAAACTGCTAATAGCACTGGTGTTGAAATTAAACAGGGTAATAATGTTTTAATTTCAGATGTTTTAAATGTATATGTAGACGGAGAAACTGACGGATATGTTGCATCTAATTCACTACCAAGTTATGATATTGAAACTAATATAATAAAAGAAACTACTTCTGGTTCTAACTTAGATGGATTCAATAATATATCAAATACTTACAGTTTCATTCAATTTTCACCTCCTTCAAACGAAGATATTAAATTTATTCAAGGAGATGCAGTTGTTTACTCTCCTGATAGTGAAGTTTTATCAGGTTTAGAGTCTGGAAGAACATATTATGTTGATCCTGTGATTCCTCCAGCAAATCAAAGTATTTCAAAAATTGCATTATATCAATCATCAAATCAAATTGGATCTGCAAGCACAGTCCAAATTGGAATCGGAATATCATCAGGACATAATTTTATACTTGAAAAACATGCAAATAGAAAATTAGAAACTGATAAAATTTTAAGAAGAATTCCATTATCACAAAATTTATTTGTATCATCAAAACATGAGACTCCTGTAAATGATATTGGTATACTGAAAGATGGAGTTCAGATAAGATCACCAATATCAGATAATAATATTTTTTATGGTCCCCTTGAATCTGTGGATGTATTAAATTCTGGAAAAAATTACGATATTGTCAATCCTCCAATTATAAATGTCGAATCTTCTTCAGGAACGACTGCGTTAGTTGAACCAATTATAACTGGTAGTGTAAAAGAAATTATCGTAGATCCTCAAGATTTTGATATTGAAAATGTTAATAGTGTATCAGTCACTGGTGGAAATGGAACTGGTTGTTCTCTTCAACCTGTAGTTGGTATTAGAAATAGATTTGTAGATTTTGATAGTAGAAATATATTTTTTAACGGTGGGGTAGATATTGATGATGAAACAATTACTTTTAAGAAAGAACATAATTTAGAAAATGGTCAATTAATTTACTATAGTAGTAATGGAAATGCACCAATAGGAATTGGTTCAGCATATGATGGCACTAATACTATAACTGGAACTTTATCAGATGGAGATCCATATTTTGTTAGAGTTGTAAATCCAACAACTGTTAGAATATTTAATTATCAAAGTGACGCATTATTTGGATTGGCAGGAATTAATACTGTTGGTTTAGCAACAGATACCTCTGCAAGTGGTATTCACAGATTTAGAACTGAAAATAAAACTACTTTAACATCAGTCAAAGTTATAAATTCTGGTTCTGGATACACACATCGTAAATTAAGAGTAAAACCATCAGGAATTTCAACTTCTTTTGATACAATCAATTTTAAAAATCATGGTTTTGTAAGTGGAGAAATTATAGAATACTCTGCAACAACACCTATCACAGGACTTAGCACAACTACATCATATATTGTTAAAAAAATTGACGATAATTCATTTAAATTATCAAATGCTGGTGTTGGTGGAACATCTACATCAGATTATAGTAGAGGTAAATATGTCAATTTAACCTCAACTGGTTCTGGATATCAAATTTTCAAGTATCCTGATATCTCTGTAAATATTAATGTATCTTATGGATCAACAGTTACTGGAACATTTAACTTAACTCCAATTGTTACTGGTGAAATAGTTGGTGCTTACTTATATGAAGAAGGAACTAATTATGGTTCAACAATACTAGACCAGCAAGTTAAACCTGAAATTAAAATTCAAAACGGTAAAAATGCAGAAATCAAACCAATAGTAGTTAATGGTAAAGTAGAGAGTGCAGCAGTTGTTAATCAGGGATCTGAATACAATTCAATACCTGAAGTTATTGTAAGTGACTCTGGAACAGGTTCTGGTGCTATTATAAGACCTGTTATAGAAAATGGTAAAATAATTAATGCAATCGTAATTAATACTGGCATAGGTTATAGTAGTCTTTCTACAGATGTTGATATTATTCCTAGAGGATCTAATGCATCATTTGGTGCTAGAGTTAGAAGTTTAACATTAAATAGCACACAAAGATTTGGTGATTCTAATTTAACTTCTAGAGAAAATTCTTTAAGTTTTGGAATTTTAGGATACTCTCAAACAATAGCAAGCACATTTGAAAATAGTTTTACTATTAATTCAAATGGTGAGTTCAATCAAATCACAGATCATTCACCAATAATAGGTTGGGCATATGATGGTAATCCAATATATGGACCTTTTGGATATTCTGATCCTGATAATATTAACTCAGATCTTAAAATAATATCTACATCATATAAACTTAACACATCAAGCGTAATTAATAGACCAACAGGATTTGAACAGGGATTCTTTATTGATGATTATGAATTTGATGATTCAGGTGATTTAGACATTCATAATGGTAGATTCTGTAAAACTCCCGAATTTCCAAATGGAATATATGCATATTTTGCATCTGTTGGTCTTGGAACAGCAAGTAATAAATTAGAAGGAACATATCCATATTTTATTGGAAAAAGTTATAGATCACCTATAATTAACGATAATCTTATTTTAACACAGGACTTTGATTTTAATAGTTCAAATTTACTAAGAAATACACTTCCATATGTTGTTGATGAGGAGTTTGGTGATAATGATTTTATTATTGAGTCAAATGAAACAATAAGACAAATTTCAAAAATAGAATCAGTAACAAAAGGAGATATTGATAACATAACAATTTTAGACGGAGGGTCGGGATATAAAGTTGGTGATTTGACAGTTTTTGATGATACAGACACAGATGGATCTGGTTTTAGTGCAGAGGTTGATGAAATTGTTGGCATTGGTGTTTCAAGAATAGATTCTGTATTAGAAAGGTTTGAAAACTTAGTTTTTGTATGGAATAGTAGCAATGAAGTAATTGCAAATTACTTGCCATTTATTGAACTTAACAACAATAGTTCTATTTCAATTTCTGGTCTCAATACTTCGATTGTAAATTTAAGTGGTTCTTTTTCAATAGGAATTTCAACAGACACAATTGGTTTAGCAAGAACCATGTCAACTGGAAGTTCTAATGGTAAAATTGAAGATATTTTTGTAACTGATATTCCAAATACTGTTGCTATTGGTGGATCACTTAGAGTTGGGACAGAAACTTTAAAAGTGTTGAATGTGTATGATACACAAAAAGTAATTAGAGTTCTTAGACATACTGGTGTTGCTCATACATTAGGTTCAAATATTGATGTTTTAAATAACAGAATAAGTATTCCAGTTAAAACAACTAAATTTGTATCAAAAATTGATGATATTGTTTATTTTAATGGACCTCAGTCAATAGGTATTGGAACAACAGCAGGTAGTGCAACTACTGTTGAATATGTTGTTGGTGAAACAAAACAAAATTTATCCATACCAACAAGAACTATACATTTACCAAATCATCCATTTAAAACTGGTCAAAAGGTCAAATTAAATAAAAAAAGTGGAGCAAATAGATTTGATGTAGGTAGAACACCAAATGTATCCGAATTTAAAGTTCCACATGTTGGAAACGATTCTATAGATGTTTATGTTATCAATAAAGGTGAAGACTATGTTGGAATATTAACCACAAAAGTAGGTATAGGAAGCACGAGTGAAGGTTTATACTTCTATAGTAAAGGTTCTACTACAGGAATTAATTCAGGTTCATACTTCTTCTCCTCTGATCATACTCAAGTTACTGGTGATATTGATAAAGTTACAACTACTGTTACTACAAATGTATCTGCTGCAAATACTACAACTCATAATTTAAGAGAAAAAGATATTGTTAAAATGAACGTTATACCTAATTTATCGGTAGGTATAGGAACCACTACACCAATATCAGTAAATTATAATTCAGAATTTGAAAAACTTCTTATCAATCCAATAACATTTTCTGCATCAGATGTAGAGACTAATCAAATTGATATTAATAATCATGGTTTGAAAACTGGTGATAAAGTTTTTTATGATGGAAGTGCAACAGGATTAACAACAGGTAGTTACTATGTTAATAAAATTAGTGATAGATATTTTCAATTTGCAGAAACACTCACTGATTTAAATCAAACTCCTATAAAAACACTCTCAATAACTGCTAATACTGGAGGAGCGAATCAATCAATAGCATTGATTAATCCAAGAATAGATATTGTAAAAAATTCTAAATTAACTTTTGGATTATCAAGCACAACATTATCTAATTTTGATTTTAAATTGTTTTATGATCAAAATCTTACTAATGAATATTTGAGTTCTCAAGATTCATCTACCTTTAATGTAATTGGTATTGGAACAGCTGGAATATCAGGTGCTCAATTAAGTATTCATTTTACAGAATCAACACCAGAAAAATTATATTATGGATTATCAAAAGGTGGTTTTATTAGCACATCTGATACTGGAGTTAAAAATTATTCAGAAATAAGATTTATTGATAGTGCTTATATTGGAGAATATCAAATATTTGATGTCACTAATGAGACATTTAAATTTTCACCTTTAGTTCCTGAATTAACAACATATTTGAGCACTGATTGTGAAAAATTGGAATATTCTACTAGATCTTCAAGTGTGCATGGTGCTATCAAAGATTTTAAAATTATTTCACCTGGATTTAACTATAAAAAACTTCCTAAATTTAAATCAGTCACTAGCACAAATGGTAATAATGCAAATATTGTTGCTGTATCTACATCAATCGGTAGAATACAAGATGTTAGAATACTTGATATTGGATATGAATATTCATCTGATAAAAC